GGTGAAGTACGACTACTACGGCCAGGACTACAACAAGACCCCGGACTTCATCGACGAGGACTCCAAGATCATCTTGGACTTTGCCGTGACCACCTCGAACGCGGGCAACGTGAGGGACTTCAAGATCAAGAAGTACTACGACTTGTCGGTGGGCTTCTCCGAGCACATGAAGACGACCTACAAGTCCGAGGCCATCGTCTGGAAGATCAACTCCAGGAACGAGTACCAGATCCCGAAGGAGTACACCAACATCAGGTCCATCTTGGACTCGTCCGACACCATGGACTTCTTGTACGAGATGCAGTTGGCCATCCAGATGGACCCGAACTACCAGAAGTTCAGGAAGATGTCCGACATCGAGGACGACGTCCTGAGCAACAGCTCCAACCACGACCTCAAGATGTTGGACAACCTGATCACGTCCATGGTGAACAACAAGTTGAAGAAGAAGGAGTTCTTGTCGGCGGACGTGGCCGACTCCAGGAAGAAGAAGAGGGGCGACAAGACCATCATGAAGAAGGTGAAGGAGATGGACATCTACCCGGACCTGGAGAACACCTCCAACATGGACGTCGACAGGTACTTGGACGAGTTGAACAAGACGATGACCAACATGATCGAGCAGGACGACTACCCCAAGGCCATCAACTTGTTGTTCGACGAGACCAAGGAGAACATCAGGAACGACATGTTGTTCGAGTTGAAGAAGCAGATGAACAACAGGAGGAACTGCATGGCGAACGTCAACCACAAGATCCCCAAGTTGTTCAAGGCGCCCTTCTGGGTGGAGACGGAGGTCAACATGCCCTTGTACTTGAAGGACATGAACATCAGCGACTACAGCGAGGTGGAGCACACGGAGGACGGGACCTCCTTCTACTACAGCGACTTCGGGTTCGCGGACAAGAAGGCGAAGGAGATGTCGGAGAAGATGCACGAGTACAACGACATGGGCATCGGGATCGACCCGATCACCGACAAGATCTTGTTCGACGACTTGACGGAGTACATGATGGAGGACTGCACGGTGCCCTTCAAGAACGTGTTGTACGACGACTCGTTCCCCGAGGAGATCAAGGACTTCATGAGGACGAACGCGTGGGCGATGATCTCCTCCATGTCCAACCTGTTCGAGAACTTGTGCTACATGGAGGGGAGGAGGCACTTGTTCGACAACAGCAAGGGGCACACGGTGTGCAAGAACTTCGGGTCCTACCTCTTGCTGGTCAAGAAGGGCTCCAAGTTGACGTCCCAGAAGCAGATCAGGTACAAGGTGATGATCCCGAAGAAGTCCATCATGCTGGACAACCCGAAGTTCTCCCACAAGTTCGACGACATGGAGGACTACGAGGACATGTGCTCCACCAAGTGGCTGTCCGCCAGCATCACCGACATCAGGCACTACTCCAAGATGAAGGAGGTCACCATCTGCTTGTTGTCGTCCATCTTGGACAAGGACAAGGAGAACTCCAAGGGGACCGTGTCGAACTTCAAC